GGGTGGATTGTTTGGGATGGAACAAGATGGGAGCCTTCTGAACTGAAAGCGGAACAGAAGTATATCGAGTTCGTGAAAAGAGCGCTGAAAGAGGCTCGAAAAGAGGTGCAGAACTCTTATGGCACTCTTGGCGAAGTTGCTATGGGAGAGGGCGAAAAGAGTGCAAAAGAGGATGCGGAGAGAGCGATAAAAGAGGCGCTTGCTTATTTCAAATTCGTCAACAAGATGTGCGATAGCGGAAAAATAAAAGCCGTGATGAGCATTGCGAAGGGGTTTCTTGAAATAGGTGTTAGCGAATTGGACAGCAATCCGTTTGAATTGAACACACCCTTTGGCATTGTGGATTTGAAAACGGGAGTAGTATATCCGCACCGTGCGGAGTCATATTGCACCAAAATAACCAAGGTGGCTGCGACGATGGACGGTATGGATATGTGGCAAGAATGTCTTGACTTGGTTTCGCAGAACGACGAGGAGTTCAAGTCATATTTGCAAACCGCCGCCGGAGCGATTGCAATTGGTAAGGTCTATCAAGAGGCACTCATCATTGCCTTTGGGGACGGCGCAAACGGCAAAAGCACGGTTTTCAACACAATTTATGAAGTTTTAGGCGATTATGCGGGCAAAATCCCTGCGGAATCGCTGACTACGAAGGCGAGAAACACCAAAGTTGACCTTGCAGAACTGCTTGGAAAGCGGTTTGTCCTTGCAAGCGAAACGGAAGAAGGTCAACGTCTTTCTACCAGTATGCTGAAACAGATTGCAAGCGTGGATACCATCACGGGCGAGAAAAAGTACCACGATCCGTTCACGTTCACACCTACGCACACAACTGTGCTTTATACGAACCACCTGCCGAGAGTAGGTAGCAACGATAAAGGCACGTGGCGAAGACTGATAGTTGCACCGTTTAACGCAAACATTAAGAACCCCAGAACCAACTATGGCGAAGAACTGCTGACGAAGGCAAGCGGTGCGGTTTTGAAGTGGATAATCGACGGCGCAAAGATGTTTATTGACGGCGGGTTCAAGATACCGCATTGCAAAAAGGTGGACGATGCGATTGGCAAGTACCGTGAAGAGAACGATTGGCTTGCACATTTCCTTTCGGAGTGTTGCATTGTCGGCGAAAAGGAGTCGGTCGGCGGGGGCGTGCTTTATAAGGCTTACCGCGCGTGGGCTACGGAAACGGGCGAGTATGTGCGCCGAAATAGGGATTTTGCGGATGCGTTGCGTGTCGCAGGTTTTGAAATGAAGAAAACAAGCAAAGAAAACGTATGGAAAGGGCTGACTTTGTCGGTTGACAGAGCATACGGTACAACGGCAGAGGAGGATTTCCTGAAATAAGGGTAGTGGAAGATAAATGGAGTATGAAACAGTAAATTTACTTAAAGAAATCAAAAAATTAAAAAATATAGAAATTTATGAATTTATACTCCATTATCCTCCACAGCAATTCTCAAGGGTGGCTGTATGGAAGAAAAGCGAATAGAAAGGAAACTTAAAAAGGCGGTCAAAAATTGCGGAGGTATGTGCTTGAAATTCGTGTCCCCATCTTTTGATGGCGTTCCCGACAGGATTGTACTGCTACCGCAAGGACGCATTGCTTTTGTAGAAACAAAGGCAACGGGAGAGGAAATGCGACCTCTCCAGAAATACAGAAAAAGGCAGTTGGAAAGACTCGGTTTTTTGGTTTTCTGCCTTGACAACGAAAACGACATAGGAGAGATTATCAATGAAATACGTACCGTATGAATATCAGCAATACGCCACAAGGTTTATCGAAAAAAACGAGGTCGCAGCCATTTTCCTGGAATGCGGTCTTGGGAAGAGTGTGATAACCTTGACGGCAATCAAAAACTTAATAGCAAAGGGCGAAGTAAAAAAAGTGCTTGTCATTGCGCCTTTGCGTGTAGGGAAGACAACTTGGCCCGATGAAATTGAAAAGTGGGAACACCTGAAAGGCTTGACCTATTCGGTTGCAATCGGGACGGTAAAGGAAAGGGAGTCGGCGTTAAGAAAAAATGCAGACATCACGATCATTAACCGAGAAAACGTGGAATGGCTGATTGCGAAAAGCGGAGTTCCCTTTGACTACGATATGGTGGTTATAGACGAGCTTTCGTCCTTCAAATCCTATAAAGCAAAGCGTTTCAAATATCTTTTGAAAGCAAGACCTACGGTGGAAAGGATTGTCGGCTTGACGGGAACGCCTTCTTCCAACGGCTTGATGGATTTGTGGGCGCAGTTCCGATTGCTTGACCTTGGCGAAAGACTGGGGCGGTACATAACCAGATACCGTGAAGGCTACTTCACTCCCGATAAGCGGAATGCCCAAGTGGTATTTTCCTACAAACCCTTGCCTGGGGCGGAAGAGAAAATCTACGATAAAATCGGCGATATTACGATTTCGATGAAAGCAAAGGATTATTTGAAAATGCCAGACCTCGTGATGAATACCGTAAAGGTTAAAATGTCGGATAAAGATGGGGCAATTTACGAGCAGTTGAAGGATGATATGTTCATCGATATTCGTGAAGAGGAAATCGACGTTGCAAATGCGGCGGCTCTGTCAAATAAACTTCAACAGTTGGCGAACGGTGCGATTTACGGCGTGGACAAGAAGGTCATCCGTATCCACGACGGGAAGTTGGATGCTTTGGAGGATTTAATCGAGAGCGCCAACGGCAAACCAGTCCTTGTGGCGTATTGGTTCAAGCACGATTTGGAACGCATCAAGGAGCGTTTTCCTTTCGTTCGTGAAATCAAAACCCCCGACGATATAAAGGCTTGGAACAAGGGGGAAATCCTTGTGGGGATTATTCATCCTGCATCCGCCGGACACGGCTTGAATTTACAACAGGGCGGTTCGACGATGATATGGTTCGGCTTAACGTGGAGCTTGGAACTTTATCAACAAACGATTGCAAGGTTGTACCGCCAAGGGCAAACGAAAACGGTAGTGGTACACCACATTGTAACCGAGGGGACGATTGACGAGTTGATGTTGGTTTCCCTTGACAGGAAAGAAAAAAGACAAGACGCATTGATTGATGCGGTAAAAGCACAGATAAGGAGGTAGCGTATGAAATCAGCAGAGTGGCAAGAAAACCTGGCACACGCCATTATATTGCAAGCGGTGAGGGATTACCGTGATGTGCGAAAAATCTTACGCAAGTATCCCGAACACGACTTGTCTTTGAAATTAAAAGCAGAAGTGGAGGAGTTCTTCCTTTCGAGTTGGTTCACGGTTTTAACGAACCTTGATGGGAAGGCACTCTTAAAAAAATTACAGGAGGAGTGAGAATATGACAAAGAAGGAATATCTGAACCAAGCGTATTATTTGGATAAGCAAATCAAGCGGGATTTGTTGCAATTGGAAAACTTAAAAAGCATAGCCGATTCCATTCCTTCGCCGTGCTTTGGGGAAAAGGTAAAGAGTACGAGAAACTTCGACCCGCCGTTCGTGAGAACGTTAGAAAAGATATGGCAAAAGGAGGAAGAAATCAACGTGGAGATTGCAAAGCTACTGGATTTGAAGGACGAGATTCGTGCGGTCATTAATACGCTTGCAAATCAAGACGAGAGATTGGTTTTGGACTACCGCTACCTGCTTTTCCATAAGTTGGAGGAGATAGCGGCGGAAATGAACGTGAGTATGTCGAGCGTTAAGCGTTGGCACCAGAACGGAATAAAAAATTTGACGATTCCTAAAAGTTGAACCCTTTTGAGCCTTTTTTATCCAAATTGAGCCGAAATGAGCCTTGATGAGCCGTTGCCATTTGTGGTATGATATACTTGTGAAAATATAACGTAAGCCTTTGAGAAATCAAGGGCTTATTTTTATGGGGAAATAATTATGCCAAGAAAACCGAAGAAGCCGTGTGCGTTTCCTGGTTGTCCTAAATTAACTGACGGAAGATACTGTGAAGAGCATACCAAGGTGATGAACGACAGGTACAATAAATATGAACGCCCCTACGATTCTTCGGAAAGGTATGGAAGTCTGTGGCGGAAGATAAGAAACCGCTACATCAAAAAGCATCCTTACTGTGAGGAGTGCTTGAAGAACAGAAAGCTGACGAAGGCAGAAGAAGTTCATCACATTCTTCCGTTGAACCATGGAGGAACACACGCAGAAAATAATTTGATGTCTCTGTGCAAGCCATGTCACTCACGCATCACAGCATTGATGGGAGACCGCTGGGGCAAGCCAACAGAGGATGGGTCTAAAAAGTAGGCGCAACCTCCCGCGAGGATGGGTCTATTTTTTTTACGCAACCTCCCTTGGGGGCATCGGGGGTAGGGGAGGTCAAATCTCTGGCTCTCCCTGCCGAACAGCGGGCGCGGGCTTTCGTGTGCAAAAATTGCTTTTCAAACGTGGTATTAACCCCACCCCTAAAATGAAGGAGGAAAACTGTGGCAAAAGACGGAACAATGCGAGGTGGCGCTCGTATCGGTGCAGGCAAGAAACCAAAGGCTCTGCACGAAAAAATAGCCGAGGGAAAAGACGATGGTGCAATGGTGCTGCCGAACCCTATTGATTTGGACGGAGTAGACGTTCCTCCCGTGAAAGAATATTTGAAAGCCACCCAGAAAAACGGAAAGGCGATGTGCGCCGAGGAAGTATACAAGGAAATCTATCTGTGGCTGAAACAAAGACGGTGTGAAAAGCTCGTCAGCAAGCAACTCATCGAGCAGTACGCAATGAGCGTTTCTCGTTGGGTGCAATGTGAAGAAGCGATTTCCGAA